GTCTGGCAGCTGACTTTCTCTACGCCATTAAGCAACGCCTTACACATCCTATGTATGAAGACTTACAAAGTGCGTACGCTGCTGGCGTAGGGTTTAACTCTAAGACAGCCTCGTGGCAGGCTACCCGTGTCACCTTCGGTGATGAGCTACGTGAGTCCAGCGAAAAGGACCCAAACATCGAAGCCGTCGGTATCGGCGGTCAGATCTACGGTAAGCGTGCAGATATGATTATCGTAGATGATGCGGTGACTCTTTCTAACGCTAATGACTTTGAGCGTCAGATCAAGTGGTTAACCCAGGACGTACGTTCTCGCCTTAACCCAACAGGTAAGCTGATTATTATTGGAACTCGTGTAGCAAGCGTTGACTTGTACCGCGAGCTTCGCTCAGAGGATAGATACCCAGGTGGCCTTGTCCCTTGGACTTATCTTGCAATGCCAGCCCTTCTTGAGACAGATGAAGACCCTGACAACTGGGTAACTCTCTGGCCTAAGTCAGATGCTCCATTTGATGGACAAGAAGAAGCTGATAAAGACGAAGACGGTCTATACCCACGCTGGTCAGGACGTAACCTTTACAACGAACGCCAAGCGATGGATACATCCACTTGGGCGCTAGTCTATCAACAGCAAGATGTATCGGAAAACTCAGCCTTTGACCCGGTCTGTGTACGCGGCTCCATTGATGGAATGCGTAAGGCAGGTCCACTAGTAGCAGGTAACCCTGGTCATCCACGTGACTTAGGTGGCTACTCGATTATCTGTGGGCTAGATCCTGCGATGATTGGTGATACTGCAGCTATTTGTTATGCAGTAGACCGCAATAGCAACAAGAGGTACATAGTAGATGCTATTAAAATTACTAGACCGTCTCCTGCCGATATTCGTGACCTTATATTTAATTGGACTTCCCTATACGGCCCGTCTGAGTGGATTGTTGAACGTAATGCGTTCCAGTCTTTCCTCACCCAAGATGAAGGAATCAGACAACACTTGGCATCACGCGGAGTGTTATTGCGGGAACACCATACAGGCAACAACAAGTGGGATGCAGGCTTTGGTGTCGCGTCAATGTCAACTCTGTTCGGCACCAAGCAACACGACGGCAAGCACCACAGAGACAACCTTATTCACTTACCTAGTGACCAAACTGAAAACGTCAAGGCGTTAATCGAACAGTTAATCACTTGGACACCTACTACTAAGGGCAAGACAGACTTAGTAATGGCGCTTTGGTTCTGCGAGATCCGAGCACGTGAGATGCTCAACTACGGTCAGTACAACTCACACCATCTAAAGAATCCGTTTCTTACATCGGCTGAGAAACGAAAGCGTGTAGTGGTCAACATTGACCAGTTAATCGCAGACCAGCACAAGACATTCATCTAAGGAGAAACAAATGGCAGTAGCAAAGAAGACAACACCTAAGCCAAAGGTAACGAAGAAGCCTACAACTCCTACGATGCCTAAGAAGCCAAAGCCAGCAGTTGGTGCAGATATTGCAGCCAAGAAGAAGTACGGCCCAAACTCGCACAACAATGGATACACAAACTAATTTAAGGACCCCAAGTGCTAACACCAAAAGAAGTTAACGATAAGTTAGGTCGCTTGCAGACCAAATTCGCTGCACGCGATCAGCGTATGCGTGATGTGCTTTCGGTGCGTCAAGGAGATCTATCTAAGGTCTACCCTTCGATGTTCTCAGAAGATTATCCAAAGCCACTCGTAGCTAACTTCATTGACGTTGCAGCACGAGATCTAGCAGAAGCAATGGCACCACTGCCATCATTTAACTGCCAAGCTACAAATATGGTTTCAGACTCTGCACGCAAGATGGCAGATATGCGTACACGCATTGCAAACTTTTATGTCTCAGTTGCTGAAATGCAACTACAGATGTACTCAGGTGCAGACTGGTACAACACCTACGGAATGATGGTAGGTATGGTGGAGATGGATTACGACACCAACAATCCACGTATGCGCCTGTTGAACCCTTGGGGTTGCTACCCAGAGATTGACCGCTTTGGTCGTGTAGTTTCTATGACTCAGGTTCTTAACACTGATGCTGAAACATTAGTATCTAAGTACCCAGAGTTTGCAGATCAGATTCTCAAGAAGAACAACTACCAAATGGGTAGCCCATCAATTACGATGGTGCGATACCACGATGCTGAGCAAGACCTTATCTTCTTGCCAGAGCGTCAGAACCTAACACTTGTACGTACACCAAACCCAATCGGTAAGTGTCTTGTACGTGTAGCACAGCGACCTTCTCTTGACGGCGAAGCACGTGGTCAGTATGACGATGTCTTGGCAGTCCAACTCGCTCGTGCTCGCTTTGCAATCCTTCAGATTCAAGCTGCAGAAAAATCTATCCAAGCACCTATTGCTATCCCACAAGATGTGCAAGAACTTGCTCTTGGCCCAGATTCAATTATGCGTTCTTCTCAGCCACAAAACATCCGTCGTGTAGGCTTAGATCTACCACCAGGAATCTTTACAGAGTCAGGAGTGCTAGAACGTGAACTACGGCTTGGCGCTCGTTACCCTGAAACCAGATCCGGAAATACCAGTGCAAGTGTTATTACTGGTCGTGGCGTTCAAGAGTTGCAAGCTGGTTTTGATACTCAAATCAAATCAGCACAATCACAATTTGCTCGAATGTTCGCTGATCTTATTGGACTCTGCTTTGAAGTAGATGAAAAACTATTCACCAATGTACAAAAGACAATTAAGGGTTCTGAAGATGGAACACCTTATGTACTCAAGTACACACCTGGTCGTGACATTAAGGGCGAGTATGGCGTAGATGTTCGCTACGGCATTATGTCTGGTATGGATCCATCACGTGCAATCATTGCATTGCTACAGATGCGTTCAGACAAGTTGGTTTCACGCGACTACGTTCGTCGTGAAATCCCAATGGACCTTAACGTAACGCAGGAGGAACAACGTGTTGATATTGAAGAAATGCGTGATGCTCTTCGTGTCTCAGTGGCTCAATACGCGCAGGCTATCCCGGCGCTTGCGGCGCAAGGACAAGACCCATCACTTATTGTCACTCGCATTGCAGAAGTTATTAAGGGTCGTCAAAAGGGATTGTCGCTAGAGTCAATCGTAGAAAAAGCATTTGCACCAGAACCACCACCAGAGATGCCAATGGCTCCAGGTGGACCCGAACTTCCAGCAGCAGGTGCGGCCCCCGCTCCTGCCTCGCAGCAACCTCCACAAGAACAAGCTGGTCAGGCCCCTGCTGCTGGTCAAAAACCCGATATAGCACAACTACTCGCCGGAATAACCGGCGGTGCAGCGTAACCGAAGGAGGTGCAAATATGAATAAGGGAACACACGCTCCAGCTCCAGTACAACCAATTAAGGTTGATACAAAGGCAGGATCAGTCAAAGGCGGTAAAGTTGACTTCGGTTATGCCGGAACAGCTCGCAAGGGTAAGAAGGCTTAATTACTACTGAAAGGTGTACAGGGTGTTGAACGATAACGATAGGATTCCACGCCCTGTACGCCGGACAGACTTTCTAGTAATTATCATTGGGTTTTTCTACAACCTAACACAAATAATAGAAACATTTATGTCGGAAGTTTATGAACTTTCAATTTACCACGCCAATCATAAAACCAAAGTCAGTAAGGCTTGGGAAGATATGGCACAAGATTTAGAGACGTTAGAGGAGGACAAATGACAACTGCACCAATGAACCCAAAAGCAGGTGTATCAGGTCCAGGTAAGTTTTCAGTACGTACAGATAAATTAAATATGGGTTCTACAGGTTACGGTGAAGGCGTTGAGACAGCTGCAATTAAGTCTGGTGCTCCGCTTGGTACTACACCTGATGTAAAGGGACAAGCACCATCTAAGTTCCGTGAAGAATTAAACGCTGCGCCAGTAACAGAACTATTTGCAGAAACTACTCGCCCAAGCGAGCCAGTAACAGCAGGTATTGATATGGGTCCTGGTGCTCCAGCAAAAGCACTAATGATGCAAAAAGCAATTACAAAGACTTCAGATACGCTAGCAAAGATGTTGCCATTTGACACAGACGGTTCTATTGCCATCTTGTATCAGCAGGCTGTTGCGCGAGGTGACTAATTGGCTGACTTCAAAGCTGCCGCTGCCGCTGCAGGATTAACACCTACAGAACAAAAGGAAATGGAAGCGTTAAGTAAGACGCTATTTGTACACCGTGAACTTTCTAACCTGCCACAAAAGACTGCACAGCAGGCTTATGCCTCAAAGTCTCCTGAACAACAGGCTGCTCTTAAGCGTGTAGCAGGAGAAGAAGATCCAGTAACTAAGCCACAGCGTGGCTGGTTGGGTACTGCTTGGCACTACACAGGTGGTGCTTTGTTAGCAGGTCTAACTGAAGTTTCAGATCTTACAACTCGTGCTTATCGTACCGGTGCTATTGCACTGATGGAAGGCAAGAATTTAGGCGATGCTTGGACTACTGCTAACGATAAAGGTGACAAGGTATTTAACCCAGGTCGCATTCAAGATGCTACTTCTAAGTTTGGCGTAGACCGCGTACAGGTTGCAATGAGAGTTGCAGCCGGTGAGAAGTTAAGCGACATTGCTTCATCTGGTACAGATGCTCAAAAGCAGATTGCAGCCCTTGCTGCACAGAACAAAGATGATTTATTTCAGGATGCACTAGATGCAGCACAAGCTGCTAAGTACTCTCCTGGTCGTCAGATTGCAAACCTGATTACACCAGAATCTGTAGAGGGTTCAGGCTTTTTCTATCGCGCAGTATCTGGTGCATTTGATGCGGCATACCGCGTCCTTGCAGATCCACTACTTGTAGCTGGTAAAGCAAAGCGAGCAGTAGACATCTCTCGTTACTCACTCGATGTAGTAATCGGTGGCAATAAAGTAGATGAAGTATTTGCACGACCACAGGTTTCACAGTTTTGGAACCAGTACGGCGCAGACCTTAAAGCCTACAAGAAGGCTATCGACGAAGGTGCAACAAAGGATGCAGTTGCTATCAAGCAGCGTCTGACAACACTTGCACCTGAGTTTGGTGATCCAGTAATCAAGTCTTTTATTAACACAGCAGATGACGCTGTCCCTATCACAGATGCTCTCAGCGCTAAGGCTTTCTTTGAGAACGCTAAGCAAGTAGAAGAGATGATGAAGGGCCAGATTGGTCGCAAGCGTGTGATGGTTCCACGCTTAGATGCAGCCCGTAAAGCTCGCGTAACTACAGTTACTACAGCCAACAAAGTATTTAACCTAGATAAGATTGGTCCTCGATTTGTAGATGACCTTTATTTCGGTGGTGCATCAACTGATGACGGTATTGCAAAGGCAGTCATTGATGGTCAGGAAACTATCGTCAATACAGTTAAGGGCAACCGCAACGCTAAGGGAACAGCACGCTTTTCTATGGCGCAGGTTCAGTATCGCATTGACCGCTTCAAGGCTAAGTTTACACAAGTACCTATGTTTGAAGATGACCTATTTGACGTTACCTCTAAAGAGGGTGCGTCTCAGGTTTATCGTTATGCACGCCTAGTTCTTCCTAAGAATGAATCACGTCTTATCGCACAAGCATTTGATAATGCTGAAGTAGGACGCAAGAAGGAAATCTTTTACGGCTTACAATCAACTATCGCTGATATTCGCGGGTTGAACGTAACCAAAGAAGGTAAAGTAATTGCTGACCAGCTTAAGAGTTCACCTAAGCGTGAGTTTGCTATTACAGATCGCACTGGATACAACCCAGCTGCATTGCCAGATGGCGAGCAGATCGGTCTTATCTTATCTGATAACTCAGATTTCCTAACAACTCTTAGCGTCCGTGACATTGACCGCGCAGCATCACGTTCAGGTATCATCCAGAACATCGCAGGACTTGCACACTCTAACTGGGTAGAGAAGATGACTACAGGTTGGTCTTTCTTAACTCTTGCCGGTCCTCGTTATGCAATTCGTAACGCAACAGAAGACTTAATGGTTCACCTTGCAATCGGTGAGTCACCATTTGGCTTACTCAAGGCACGTGGTCTATCAACTCGCTTGCGTACAGCACGTCAAGTTGAAGAAGGCCTAACCAAGTTAGGCAAAACAGCACAAGATCCACTAGGTGGAGTGATTCGTTTTGTTAATAACAAAGAGGCAAAGCATTACACACAGGCTATTCAAGAAGCAGACGGCGATGTAACAAAGATTCGCCTAATTACTGCACAGGCTTTGAATGAGGGTAAGCTCAATCGCTTCTATGACCAAACAGGTTTGGGTAAGTTTACTGCTGATGACCGTAAGTTCTTGGAAGAGCAGATTCTATACGGTGACCTAGACAATGCCCTTATGGATGTTGTTGAAGGCGGTAAGAACTCATTTACTGGCGTTGATACCTTCACACGTACAGTTAACTTTGCACGTAAGAACAATGTTCGTACAGCAGAACTAGGTTACAACCTACCTAAAGGTAAGTTTGCACGTGCTAAAGGCGCTAAAGCCTATACAACTATGGCACCGCTTGCTAACGAAGCAACTCAGGTTGCTTGGGCAATGCGTATTGGGTACTACGCAAACGATAAACTCGGTGGTATCGCAGTAGCAAACCTTTCTGATAACGCAGATGAAGCACAGATTGCTATTGGAAAGATAACTGCTTGGCTCAATGACCCACAAAATGCTAAGCAAGTTGCAGCATTTCGTATGGGAGAGCGTGGCATCAGCAATGAAGAGCACGCTAAGCGTGTCTATGATGCAGCAAAACAACTATTTGTAAAGAAAGATGGCAAGATCAATCAGGACTTGCTATCTAAGGTACGTACATTTGATGAAGAAACAGGCGCTTACCGCATTACCGGTAAGTTAGGTCTTGATGATCTGCCAAAGAACATCGATGATGTTCCAGATTACATCGTTGGACCACAGTTAGTACCCGTATCTGATACAGGTAACTACACCACATCCATTATGGAGTGGGGTTGGGACTGGTTAGGTGAGGCTAACGCCCGTCTATCACGTGAACCTATGGTTCTATCCGAGATGATTAAGTTGCGTAAGCAGTTTGATGACTCTGGATTTGATAAGGCATTCATCGCTTCATACCAAAAGGGTATTACAGACCCAGCAGCACTTGCTAAAGCAGAGTTTAATGCACGTGTAAAGCTAGCAGAGATCGTAGAAGACCGAGCACGCCTGCAGACATTGGCATATGTTGATAACCCTGCAGTGCAAAGCCAGATGGCTTTCTCAATTCGTAACTTTGCACGCTTCTATCGTGCTACTGAAGACTTCTATCGCCGTATGTACCGCGTTGTGCGCTACAACCCAGAGGCTATTGTCAAGGCAAGCCTTACTTATGAGGGTGTAACCCACTCAGGTTGGGTACAACAGGACGATCAGGGCGAGCCATACTTCATCTATCCTGGTACGCAGTATGTTTACAAGGCAGTTCAGGCTGCAATGCAAGCATTAGGTGTACCTGCTGAGTTTAAGACACCATTCCCTGTGGAATTTGGTGCAAAACTCAAGATGATTACACCATCTTTGAACCCAGAGTCAGCAGTTCCAACTCTTGCTGGTCCACTATCTGGTTTCTCAATCAAGGTTGCATCTAACCTTGTAGGTATCTTCAGCCCAGGTGCAGCAGATCGCATTACAACTACACTTTTAGGTAAGTATGCAGAAGACCAACCAATGGTTTCATCATTCTTACCAGCACACGTTAACCGTATCTATTCAGCAATGAACCAAGATGAGCGTGATGGTCAGTACGCATCAGCTATGCGTAAGGCTATGACATATCTTGAATCAGGTGGACACGGACTTGTACAGAAGTACGATGAAAACAATGTGCCTATCCCATTCAGCGCAGCTGAACTAGAGGATTACCGCGTCCGTCTAAAGAACACCACACTAGGTATCCTAGGTATGCGTGTTGTTTACGGCTTTACTGCACCTGCTACAGCGCAGGTGCAACTTAAGTCTGAGATGGCTGACTGGGTACGCGACAATGGTGAAGCATCATTCAAGCAAACCTGGTACGGATTGCTAGATAAGTACGGCGATTACGACACAGCGATGACCGAATGGGTCAAGCGCTATCCAGATCAGATGCCGTTTACTGTCTCTGAATCAGAGCGTTCAACTGTTGCATACTTCCGTTATGCAAAGGAATCAGGCGACTTTGTTGACAACAACGAGTCACTATTCAAAGAGTATCCACAGGGTGCAGCGTTCCTAATCCCTCACAAGGCTGGATACTCTTGGGATGCGTACAAGACTATGACAGATATGGGTCTTCGTAACAATAAGACAGTTGCTGACTTTATGCGTGAAGTACAGACTGCAGCAGATATGCAGACTTACTACGAAAAGAAGAACACATACGAGGAAAACCTCAAGTCTGTAGGTACAGATTTCGAGCGTTCACAACTTCGTAAGGAGTTCCAGGACTGGTCAACAGTATTCAAGGCAGGCCGTCCACTTGTGCAGGAAGAACTAGCACAGGGTGGCAAGAAGGCTATTGAGCGTATGAAGGCACTTAACGACTTGCAGAAGATGCTTGACGAGAAGGCTGCATACAAGGCATCACCTGAAACAGCAAACAAGTTGCGTAAGATGATGGACCTTTACAACTCATACAAAGCAACAAAGGATCAGTTTGAAGGCATTGGCGGTAGCCAGTTCCTTGTCAATATGAACAAAGAAGAAACCATTATCAAGATGCGTGAACTTTCACAGTTCAATGAGAACACACAGAGTGCATATAACGTGCTCTTTGGTAGATTGTTAGGAGACTAAATTGGTAGCAAAGACACCGGATCAGGCACGTGCCTCTGCAACTCCAATGCCAGTTGGCACTTCTGCATCTGCCGATACAACAGGTTCTCAATCTGATTTAACACAGTTTCTATCAGTAATTGCTAAAAGCCCTACACTTATTACAGGTTATTCAAAGCTGCTTAAGTCAGCTAAATACTACAATGGCAAGATTACTGACAAATACACACCTGCTTTGCAGAAGGCATTTATTAAAGCCGAAGAAGATCGTCTCTCTATTAGCGCAGTGCGTCCTATTGGACGCGATGAGTTCCTACAGGAAACAATCTCACTCGGTGGCACAGGTGCAGATACTGGTCCAACCACAGTTACTAGCGTCACTAAGTATAAGCCAGAGGCTGCACAGCAATTAGTTGACTCAATCATCAAAGACACTCTAGGTCGCAAGGCTACCGCTGCTGAAATCAAGAAGTACTCAGCAATGCTTAAGGGTATTGAGGGCAAGGCTGCAAGCACAACAACTTATGGCAAGGGTGCTAATCAAACACAGACAACTATGGCTGGCCTAAACGAGAAACAGTATTTAGTAGATCAGATATCAGGCACAGATGAAGGCAAGGCCAACAAGGTCCTTGGCTTTTATGAGACATTTATGAACGCATTGGGTGGTGGTCGATAATGGCTGTTGATATCAATAAGTTAATCAATGATGCTAAGACGGCACAAGAAGCCGCACGTGCAGCAGCAGAAGCAGCAAACAAAGTTGCAGCTAAAGACAAGGCAAATGAAGAAGTTACAGCCCTTAGCAAGAGCCAACTTAAGTATGCAGACACCCTGAAAGTAACACTTGCAGACTATGAAGCAAGACTTAAAATCTTTGCTAATAAAATTGCACGCGGTGATAAGTTATCAGGCGTTGAGCAAAAAGAATTTAAGAGACTGCAGTCAGATTACAAATCTGTTTCTGCAAGCGTTGATGCTGCCATCAAGAAGGCAAACGATATTCTTGTAGAAGCACGTCGCAGCAAGTCTACACAAACCACTCCACCACCTGCAGCAACAGGTATTAAAACTCCTACCGGTCCTGATGCTGCACGTCTTGGAGTTACCTCAACTACTGCAACAAAGCCTGAAGCAACACCTGAAACTAAGTTAAGTTCTACTCCAGATGCTAATGCAGGCAAGCAAGATAAGACACCTCCGGCTAATGCTCTTTCAACTCCATTAAATGCAGGCTCATTCCGCAAGGGAGAAGAAGCCTCAATGCTTGGAGCCGATGGTAAGCCATCTGGAACTAAGAGTTCCCTAGATACTTTGCTTGCAAAGACAGAGTTCTGGTATGACCTACCTGACTATATCTTTAAGTTAGATACCAAACTTGGAGAATTGCTTGTAGAAGCAGTCGATAAGGGTTGGGATGAAGCTAAGTTTTTAGCTAAAGCCAAGTTAACTCCTTGGTGGCAGAAGAATGCTGATTCAGTACGTACAAAGATTGTTAACCGTGAGAAGTACAACGATCTTGTTAAGGCTGGCGAAGATGTTAAGAATACCGAATACGGTATGTTTCTTGGCAAGACAATGCGTACTGTCAAAGCAAAAGCAAAAGAACTTGCTGATGTAACTCTTACAGATGAGCAGGCACAATCTGTTGCACAGAAGATTTACGATGGTAATTTAGAAGATGACCCACTAGCAATCAATGCTTTGATTGTTCCTTTTATTGGCAAGACAACAAGCATTGTTGGTGCAGGTACAAAGCAAACTGGTTTTGGTGGACAAGCGCTACAGAACTACCAAACACTTCAAGATATTGCCAAGAAAAATGGTTTCTCTCTAAAGGATATCTTGCCAAACATCTCTGCAGTTACTGCAGGTGGAGATCTTGAGACAGCAGTATTGCGTGGTCTAGCAGATGGTTCTATTGACATCAACCGCGTAGCACAAGATGCTCGTATGCTTGCAGCACAAGGTCAGCCACAATATGTACGCAACTTGCTTAGCCAAGGCTATGACCTAGAAGCTGTATATGCACCATACCGCAGAACTATGGCAACTGAACTTGAGTTACAGCCAGATGAGATTGACCTTAACGACAGCACTCTTCGTATGGCTATCACCGATAAGGGCGATATGAACCTGTACGACTTCAAGAAGGCTCTACGTCAAGACAATCGCTGGCAGTACACAGGCACTGCTAAAGAAGAAGTTTCTAACGCAGCACTTAAAGTCCTCAAGGACTTTGGATTCCAGGGGTAAACAATGGCTGAGCAATTTGTAACGGATATTTCAAAGTTTTCAAAAAATGTTCAAGATGCACTTATAGGAACCGCTAAAGCAGCTGGGATGGAAGTAGAAGAATATCTCAAGTCACGTGGTGGTATAAACCCAATTACTAGAAAGTTTGGTGATTCATACAATCCCAGCACAGATCTTACTGATGCTGAATATCAAGCAGCCGTTGCTGGTAAATCTGGAGCAGATATAGGTAAAGCAATTAACGCTGCAACAGAAGCAAAATTAGCAGCATTTACTAAAGCAAACCCACAATCAACTCAAGCAAAAGGATTATTGTCAGGAACTGCAGCAAAATTAAAGACAGATGCTGAAATTGCTGCAGAGACAAAGGCTGCTGAAAATAAGGCAGAACGCCAATCAGCCTATGATTTGCTATTGCAGCAATTTAATCAATATGGATTAAGCGCTTTAGTAACCCCACTTAAAGACCTTATTACTAGCGGTGCCTCACCATCAGAGTTTACAATTCGCTTGCGTGAGTCAGATGCTTACAAGAAGCGCTTTGCTGCAAACCAAGATCGTATCAATAAAGGATTAACAGCAATCTCAGAAGCTGAGTACTTAGGTCTTGAGGACCAGTACCAGAACATTATGCGTAACTACGGCCTACCTGCCGAGTATTACACACGCGGAGATATGGGAATCCAAGAAGGATTCAACAAGTTTATTGCTAACGATGTATCTGCAGCAGAACTAGAAGACCGTGTTATGACAGCGCAGTCTCGTGTTATGAACGCTAACCCAGAGGTGCTTGCATCTCTTAAGGCATTCTATCCAGACATCACCAATGGTGACATCTTGGCTTATACATTAAATCCAACTAAGGCACTTACTGATATCAAGCGCAAGGTAACTGCAGCTGAAATCGGTGGAGCAGCAACTCAGGCAGGACTTGGATTAACAGGTACTCGTGCTGAGGAATTGGGTGCTGCAGGCATTACTAAGCAGCAAGCACAGCAAGGTTTCCAGACAGTTGCAGAAGTCGCACCACGTGGTGGACAACTAGCAGCAATCTATGGTGAATCACCATACACACAGCAAACAGCAGAACAGGAAGTCTTTGGACTTACTGGTTCAACAGAGGCTGCAAAGCAGCGTAAGAAACTTGCAGGGCTAGAACGCGCAGCGTTCTCTGGCCAAACAGGTGCAGCGCAAGGTGCTCTCGGTAGAGAGCGTGCTGGCAACTTCTAAATAAAAGCCTGCCAACGGGACGACTGGTCCGTTGGAGCGATAACAAAACCAGGAGTAAGAGCCACGATAGATTCCCCAGTTTATCGTGAGGCTTACGCAATCAAACCAATGATAGGGAGAAGGACTATGTCCAATTACGACTACGAGGATGATGACGATTTCGATACGAATGAGTCAAGCAATGACCTTGTAAAACAACTACGCAAAGCAGCTAAGCAAAAGGATAAAGAACTAGCAGAACTTCGTTCTCAGTTTGATGGACTCAGCAAAGCTCAACGTGAAAGATCAATCAAGGATGCCCTCGAACGTCGCGGGGTAAATCAGAAGATCGCTTCATTTATCCCACAGGACATTGACCCAACTGAGGAGTCTGTGTCTAAGTGGCTTGAGGATTATGCCGATGTATTCGGTATAGACCTTGGCCAAAACCAGAGTACGAATGTAGACCCAGCAGATATTGCTGCATACAAGAAGATGACAGGAACAACTGATGTTGCTCAGTCACCTGAACGTGGCGCAGACGTGATGTCCCGCCTAATGAATGCAAACAGCAAAGAAGAACTGGACGACATCATTCGCCAATCTGGACTTTAACCCAACCCATAATCGAAAGGTAAAGCCAAATGGCAATTCCAGCAGGTAATTTAACTGGTACCTCCGATATCTCAGCACTCGTAAAGACAGCGTACGATCAATATGTTCGTATGGCTCTCCGTAGCATTCCAGTAATGCGTGCGATTGCAGATGTCAAGCCAGTACAGCAGGCTATGCCTGGTTCATCAGTTGTGTTCTCTATCTACTCAGATCTTGCACAAGCAACATCTACATTGACAGAAACATCAGATGTATCAAGCATTGCTCTAGGTAACCCAAACCAGGTTACAGTAACTCTGAACGAATACGGTTCAGCAGTTACAACAACAAAGAAGTTAAACCTAACTTCATTCAACGATGTAGATTCAGCACTTGCTGACATCATCGCTTACAACTCAGCAGACTCAATTGATGCTGTAGTTGCAGCAGTTCTTACAGGTGGCTCAAACGTCATCTACGCAGGAACAACAGCGACATCAACAAACACAATCACAGCAACATCAACAATGGCTGTGGCTGATATCCGTGAGGCTGTAACACAGCTTCGCACAAACAAGGCTGTGCCACGTATCAATGATTTGTACGCAGCATACCTACACCCACGTCAGGCAGCAGACCTACGTGCAGAGTCAGGCACTGGTGGATTCCAGGCATTGACACAGTACGTAGATCGCACACCATTCGTGGCTGGTGCAGTAGGAGTAATCGAAGGTGCATTCGTTGTTGAAACACCTCGTATTCCTTACGCAGCAAACACACAGTCACCAGCTGTTAACGTCTACAAGGCAGTTATTGCCGGACGTGAAGCATTGGCAGAAGCACAAGGACAGGACATCTCTACCGTTATCGGACCAGAGATCGATGCTCTACGTCGTTTCCGCACAATCGGTTGGTACTATATGGGCGGCTTTGCTCGCCTACGTGAAGCAGCTCTATATCGCATTGAGTCTGCAGCGTCTATTAACTAAGTAATTGGTTGACTGCAGGGCTTGGGAAACCAAGCCTTGTGGTAAGCCCATTAAGGAGAGTAATGCCATACGAACTAAGAACACCTTGGGAAAATGAAACCTGGTGCGATAGCACCTATTTCAATATGTATGCACGCCTAGCAGGGCGACCACTTCAAGGTGGTTCCTACACAGGTGCTGTTCCGTCATTTATGACAGACGTTGCACGTGGTGTAACTTTGCTAGTCAATGGAACTGTAGTTACTGAAAGCAGAACTCCATACCAAGATGACTTGGCAAATGCCACTACCTACTACCTTGGCGGTCACGCTTACACGCTGACAGATGCTGAGGCACAGGTACTTATTGACGCTGGTTACAGCGAGTATCTGACACCGGTGGTCTAATGGCTAAACACAGAGAAGATCACCCAGTAGATGTTGATGGTTGCTTTGGTTGCAAAGTAATCGGATTGCAGTTAGATCCAGGAGCTGCAAAGAGCAATGGCGTACCAACTGCCAAGGCTCACGATAAAGAGTTGAGTTCTTACTACAGCGCAGTACGGCAGGGAATCGAACCTCGTTCGACGAAGCAGCACGATATTGATGCAGCAGTAAGAATCAGCAATGAAGCAGGCAAAGCATTTGATGGAGCAAGTTTAACTCTAAAACCTTAAGGAGAATAAAATGGAAAACAAGAAAGTAGTGATAGTACAAAACGTCGAAGAGGCTAAGTATTACCCAGCAGAAGACAAGCAATTTGAATCTAACCGCAAGTATATGACTTACGAGTCAATCTCTACAGGTGTCGGAGGTAAGAAGTAATGTCAGTTAAGGGCGAGAAGTACGCATCAACTGCGGCTAAGAAGAAGCACGAAAAGATGGAAGGCAAGAAAGAGCGCAAGATGGAATACGGCGCTAAGGCTGCAGCAGGAAAGTGCAAGAAGTGCGGCAAGTCAAAGAAAGCCTGCAAGTGCTAATGAAGAAGACCAAAGAAGCTAAAGTAATGGGCGAGTTCAAAAGAGGAACTCTGCACTCTGGCAAAGGTGGTCCAGTAGTTAAGTCTCGCAAGCAGGCTGTTGCTATTGCGCTATCAGAGGCAGGTAAGTCAAAGCCTAAGATGAAAGCCAAGAAGAAGAGTGGCAAGTAAGAAGGATCCACGCCTAGAGCGTGCAGGTGTAGAAGGCTTTAACAAGCCTAAGCGCACACCATCACATCCGACTAAGTCTCACGTTGTAGTAGCCAAAGAAGGCGACAAGGTAAAGACTATTCGCTTTGGTCAACAAGGCGTAACTGGCGATAAGAAGCCAACAGCAAGACAGGCATCCTTTAAGGCTCGTCACGCAGCAAACATTGCCAAGGGCAAGATGTCAGCTGCGTACTGGGCTAATAAGGAGAAGTGGTGAAAAAGAAAACAGCATTCTGGGATACAAAGAATCCCAAAGAAAAATCAAAGACATTAACGCCAGCACAAAAGGCGGCAGCAAAAGCAAAGGCTAAGGCAGCAGGTAGGCCTTATCCAAACTTAGTAGACAACGCAGCAGCAGCTCGTAAAAAGAAGAAGTGAGGTAGATAGGTGCCAACAGGAAATCCAGGGTCAACCCTAGTAGCAGAACTCAACAGGCTCGCCAATGGAGGCACCTACCCACCAATTACTGCATATCTTGATGAAGCAGGTGCTGCTCGTGCTTGGGCTACGCAGCGAGGCATAACGCCTTACCACACAGATACAGTAGGAGTTCTTAATGACATTGCGGGTATTCCAGATGGCTCGAACTATCGTCTTGATTACACTGGCGTATGTAATTACATCGCTGGTACTACTGGGCTTACTGCAAACGCAGCACTCCAAAGCATTAATGAAGGTGCTTGATGAGTGCGACATTTAATCTAACACTTGCTCAAGCGACTACATTTAATTTTCAATTTCAGATTAAGAACGATACAACTCCTTGGAACCTAACAGGTTACACAGGGACTATGACAGTTCGACCATTTGCTGGATCTACAACTGAAACATTTGTAGCAACACTAGACAATGGCTATATGGAGTTTGATGTACTCGTAGGACGAGTAACAGTTAACTTTCCATATTCAATCACCAACGTAGCAGCTGGTCGTTATGTATACGATTTAGTGCTTGATTCAGGTGCAGAAATTACAAGAATCTTAGAAGGACAATTCACAGTGACACCAGGGGTGACAGTATGAGCGACACAATAATCGTTGTTGAATCCATTACCCCACAGGTATCCGTAACTTTTTCAGCAGACCAAGGACCACAAGGTGGTCAAGGTCCGACTGGAGCAACTGGACCAACAGGTCCAACCGGTAATACTGGTCCAACAGGTGCAACAGGAGCTACCTCAACAGTTCCAGGCCCAACAGGTCCAACCGGTCCTACAGGAAGTACAGGTAATACAGGTGCAACAGGAAATACTGGTGCCACTGGCCCTACTGGTGCCACCGGCGATACTGGGCCTACTGGTCCTATTGGCGCAACTGGAGCAACAGGTGCTACAGGTGCCACCGGTTCACAAGGACCCACAGGACCTACTGGTTCTACTGGACCACAAGGATCCACTGGAGCCACAGGAAGCACAGGTTCTACGGGCGCTACAGGAGCAACGGGAGCAACAGGACCTCAAGGTCCTACTGGCCCTACTGGAGCCACAGGAAGTACTGGACCAACAGGAGATACAGGCTCTACAGGCCCTACAGGGCCTACAGGAGCCACTGGAGCGGCAAGCACAGTAGCAGGTCCAACAGGACCTACCGGTGCTACAGGAGCCACAGGTGACACTGGGCCAACTGGAGCAACAGGTGCAGCTTCTACAGTTCCAGGACCTACAGGGCCTACAGGTGCTACCGGTGCAACTGGTGCAACAGGAGATACTGGCCCAACGGGTGCGACAGGTTCAGCAGGTGCTACTGGCGCTACTGGTGCTACTGGATCACAAGGTCCAACAGGACCGACAGGTGATACAGGTCCAACAGGACCCCAGCCAACTCTTTCATCAACAAATCCATCTGCATTGGGTACAGCAGCCCCTGGTACTGGAACATCTGCTTCTGCTTTTAATCACGTCCACCCAACAACAGGATTAGGTTTAACGGCTTCAGGATTAAACCAATTTGCAGCAACAACATCAGCTCAATTAGCTGGAGTTATCTCAGATGAGACTGGCTCAGGTTCTTTGGTGTTTGCAACAAGCCCAACTATTGCTACACCTAATATGACACGCCCAGTCATAACAGCCCAAGGTGGCACTGAAGGCGGAGAAATAAACTTAGCAAGTCCTCCAAGCGGTTCAACCATTAACAGTGGTGTGAATATAGATATCGCTGGAAACTTATTGCGTTTGTTTGAAGGCGGCGGAACTAACCGCGGTATGGCTATTGACGTTACTTCTTTGACTGCTGCGGCTGGTTCTGTTATTGCCACAACAGATACATCTCAAACATTTACAAACAAAACACTTACAAGCCCAACTTCAAATACAGCAACTATTAACAATGCCGTTCTTAAATCACCTGAAGAGCGTTGGACAGTATCTGCAACAGCGGCAAACACAACAGTTACCTTTGATGTTTCAGCTCAAGGCGTGCTGTATTACACATCTAATGCTACTGCTAACTGGACACTGGCAGCAACAAACGTCAATACAAGCCTAGCCGTTGGTGATGCAATTTCAATTGTCTTTGCTGTAACTAATGGAGCAACTGCTTATCGTCCAACAGCAATGACTATTGATGGTGCAGCTGTAACTCCTAAGTGGGCTGGCGGTACCGCACCTAGCGCTGGAAATGCAAGCGCTATTGACTGGTATTCTTATGTGATTGTCAAGACTGCAGCAACTCCTACATACACAGTATTTGCGGGTCAATCATCTAAGTTCGCTTAAACTGCTATACGATTAGCCTATGAAGGTTAACGAGTTTTTCGACAAGGTTGTGGTGATAAACCTAGACCGCAGAACAGATCGTATGGAACAACTAGATGCTCAGTTGAAAGAACTGGATATTGAGTACGAACGATTCTCAGCAGTAGATGCAGTGGCTGAAGGTATAGATCCTATCCAAGCCTGCAGACAAAGCCACATCCAAGTGTTAGAACAAAGCGAAGGACTAACGCTCATCCTTGAAGATGATGCGTTGTTTATGGAGAACTTCCAAGAACGCTTTGACAATTTCATAGAGTTACTGCCTGAAGACTGGGACATCTTTTACCTAGGTGCAGTCTTGCTTAACAGCGAGAACTGCAACTGGATGATGGTCCGGGCGATGGACACATCTTCCCTACACGCTTACTGCATCAATCCTAAGTTTAAGGATAAAGCATTAGCGCAAGCTAGAACATACCCTGAGCATATTGATGTTGCTTATCGTTTAATCCACAGACAGTGCAGAGCATATGCTGCTAAGCACGCATTGGTTAAACAGTATCCGTCTTACTCAGACTTAATGTTAAAAGATGTTGACTACTTGAGTTGGTATAAATGAAAATAGCAATCTATACAATTTCTAAAAATGAGGAGAAACACGTTGAACGCTGGTATGAGTCAACCAAAGAGGCTGACTACCACGTCATCGCAGACACAGGATCAACAGACAGAACAGTTGAGATTGCACGAAGTCTTGGCATTACGGTTGTCCCGATCCATATTTTCCCATTTAGATTTGATGATGCGAGAAACGCATCGCTTGCCGTAGTACCCAAGGATGCTGATTACTGTATCGCTTTGGATATGGATGAAGTGCTTACACCTGATTGGCGTAAACCAGTTGAGGAAGCATTTGCTAGAGGAATAGATCGTCTGCACTACAGACGTATTGAAGCCTTTAATACAGATGGAACAGTTGCCTCAGAGTTCAACGGCTTTAAGGTGCATAGGCGAGAAGGCATACGCTGGCACTATCCAATTCACGAGGTACCGCAGTGGTACTTAGAGCGAGATGAAGTCAAAGAGTTTGTTACAGGCTTTGAAACTCATCACTTGCAGGATAAAGAAAAGTCTCGTGGTCAGTACCTGCCAATGCTAGAGATGGCAGTTAGGGAAAACCCTGATGCTAGAAACCTGTACTACTTAGGTAGAGAACAATCTTACCATCAGCAGTATGACAAGAGTGCTGAGTCACTCAAGAAGTATTTAGAGTTAAGTATCTTTCCAGAGGAACGCTCAGCTGCTTGTCGCATCTTATCTAAGTGCGAACCAGATAATGCTGAAGAGTGGTTCATTAAAGGTACAGAAGAGTTTGCAAGCAGGGAGTCAATCCTAGCTCTTGCAAACTATTACTACACCAAAGCAATGTGGGATGAATGCTTGTTAGTTGCTGAGAAAGCACTCAAGTTTACTGAAAAGCCTTCACAGTTCCTTGCAGAGTCTTGGGCGTGGGGACATATGGCTTATGACCTAGCAGCAATTAGTTGCTGGCAATTAGGTAGATGGAAGATGGCGTACAAGTACGGTAAAGAAGCACTAAAGATAAGCCCCAATGATGAACGACTGGCAAAGAACCTTGCGTTCTATAAGGAGAAAATGAATGGCAACACTAAATGATATGATCGCAGAAGTGCGATCTTCGCTGGCAGGTTTTACTCTGCGTCAAGATCGTATCTCATATCTGACCACTGCCATTAACACTACTGCTACAGCAATTCAGATTGGCTCATCAAGTAACCTTGCTAAAGGTATTGTTGAGATTGAAGATGAACTTATCTGGATAGATAACTTTGATAAGCAAAACAATACAATGAATGCAGCTCCTGGCTTTGGCCGTGGCTACCAGGGTACATCAGCTGCTCCACACGCAGTTAACTCACAGGTAATTCTTACACCTTCTTACCCACGCACTAACATCAAGCAGGCTATCAACGACACAATTAACTCTGTTTATCCTAAGTTATGGGCTGTTTACTCATACACATTTACCTTCAACGCCTCACAGGTTACCTACGCTTTGCCAGATGATGTACAGAATGTTCTGTATATGTCTTGGCAGACAACAGGTTCTAGCCGTGAGTGGCTACCACTGAAGAAGTGGCGTGCAGATCTTATGGCTAACGTGGCAACTTTCAACACACAAAAGACTATTAACATCTACGAGAACGTACAGCCTGGTAGAACTATTCAGGTTTGGTATGCAGCAACACCACAGACTATGACATCTGGAACAGATGACTTCAGCGCAGTTACAGGATTGCCTGAGTCTTGCCGAGATGTAGTTACTTACGGCGCAGCCTATCGTCTGCTTTCATTTGTAGATCCTGGTCGTATCAACCTTACATCTGCAGAATCTGACCTTGCCGATAGCAAGGTTCCAGGTGCAGCAGGTTCTACAAACTCCCGTTACATCTATGCGTTGTATCAACAGCGCTTGCAGGATGAATCACTCAAACTATCTGACAAGTTCCCAATCCGTGTTCACTTCACCCGTTAAAGATAAGGCAGCATAACTATGACAAGAAAGTTCAGTTCAACTTCGGTTGCTACTACGCTTGCATCTGGAATCAATAGCACAGCAACAAGCATTGTTGTGGCAACTGGTACTGGTGCGGCTTTAATGGGTGGCGTAACGCTTGCTCCAGGTAATGTGGATTCATTTGCAATTGCTCTTGATGTAGATACCATCAATGAAGAAATCGTATGGGTCACCCAAGTATCTAGCGACACGCTAACAGTTATTCGAGCACAGGCTGGAACAACTAATATTGCTCACACAGCAGGTGCCACAATCAAGCACGTGCTTACAGGTGATGACGCAACATTCTTTACAACAGGTGTGGCTACTGCAAATGCAGCAATTCCTGAATCTGTAGTAACAGCAAAGGCTGACTTGTTAGTAGCAAGCGCATCTGGAGTTGTAGACAACCTTGCTGTTGGAACAAATGGACAGGTACTAACTGCTGACTCAACACAAACTCTTGGAGTCAAGTGGGCCACAGCAGCTTCTGGCTACCAGCAACCAACTATTGGATCAACTGCAATTCCATCTGGAACAACTGTTGCTACGATTGCTGGATTAACGCTTACATCACCAACACTAAACACTGGGTATAACGTTTCTCCAAAGGAGAAAACTACAGTCTCAGTATCAGGTGCTACGGGAACAGTTAATTTTGATGTACTAACACAAGGTGTTTTGTACTACACAGCAAATGCTTCAGCTAACTTTACTCTTAACTTCAGAGGAAGTTCTGGGACAACACTAAACTCTTTGATGAGCGTAGGGGATTCTTGGTCTGTTGTATTTATATGCACTAATGGTGGTACTGCTTACTACCCAACAGTCTTCCAGATTGACGGATCTGCAGTAACGCCTGTTTGGTCAGGTGGAACAGCACCATCTTCTGGTAACGCATCATCTTTGGATGCTTATACATTTACAATTATTAAAACAGCATCAACTCCAACATATACCGTACTAGCAGGACAGGCGAGGTTCGCATAATGGCACCACTATTAACAGGTTTTCCTTTTAGCGCAGGAGGAGCGACACCTCTTGCAACAATAACAGGAACCACTGGTTCCCCTACAGTTGATACAACGTCTCGCCCTGGTAAAACTATTTATTTATTTAACGGCTCAGGTTCAATCACCGTTGGTGTTGCAGGAACCTGCGAAATTTTAGTTGTTGCTGGTGGTGGCGCGGGTGCTGGAACTACAAGCACGACATCTCCTGGTGGTGGTGCAGGTGGCGTTCTTTACAACGCAACAGCTTATTTAACTGCAGGCACACAAACTATTACAGTTGGTGCTGGTGGTACTGGTGGTGGTAGTAGCGGTTTCAATTATGCAGGATTTTCTAGTGCAATAGGTGCAAGTTCAAATTATGTTGCACTTTTTGGTGGTTTTCCTAGCCCTAACGTTGTTCCATATGGTGGCTCAGGTGCAGGTGGTATTTTTAATGGTGGCATTGGTGGAACTGCACTGTTGTCGGGTGCTCAAGGAAACAACGGAGGTAATGGATACGGTGTTAATAACAGCGCGTGCGGCGGTGGTGGTGGCAAGGGTGCTGTAGGTGGCACAGGAACAGCCAATACTGGTGGTAATGGTGGCGTTGGACAAGCGTACACAATTAGTGGAACAAGTGTTACTTATGCAGGTGGCGGTGGTGGTGGCGGTTACAATACTGCTGGTACTGGTGGCTCAGGTATTGGCGGCAATGCTGGATTAGAAGCAAATGGAAGCGCTGGCACTGCTAATAGAGGTGGCGGTGGTGGTGGATGTTCTGACATCAATGGTTTTGGTCGCAACGGCGGCAATGGCGGTTCAGGTCGAGTGATTGTAGTGGTGGGATAATGGCACATTTTGCAAAAATAGAAGATGGTATGGTCAGTGAAGTAATTGTTGTAAACAATGAAGTACTGCTTGACTCTGAAGGTGTTGAACAAGAAGCGCTTGGCGTTGCATTTTGCCAAGAACTATTTGGCGGTACTTGGGTTCAAACATCCTATAACGCAAGCTTTCGTGGAAGATATGCCGGTAGAGGAATGATCTACGACTCAGTTAAAGATGAGTTTGTTGTGCCTGAAGTACCAGTAACTGAATAAATAAATACTTATACCCCTGAGCATTGGGTCTAAACTGCTCACTTTTTTATGCCACAAACAAGGGAGCAAGTAGATGCCATACGGCGACGACATTACCGAAGGATTACCTTTTGTCCTATCCAATCCATCCGGTAACATCAATTACACAGCTACAGGCTACGCCTATGACATTGCTATTGCTGGCTTGCCTTTCTTTATCTCACCACTAGATGACTCACCTTATCGACGTGTAACAGCTCAGTATCGTAAGCAGCAGATCGACCAGAGCCGCGAGCCTGGTGAACAGACGCTGACTGGTTGGTGGCTACGCAGCCAATCATCATTTCACTATGGACAAGGCATCAAGTTCTTTGAACCTATCCAAGATGAGTCGCTTCGCTTTCAGTACACAGAGTCCAAGGGACTAGATGTCTGGACCAGAGGTCAGGCAACACTGCTGAAGAACTGCGATAGCCAGCACGTGACCACAGGTGGCATCAGAACTGATGGCCGTCCGTGGCAGTTAATGCGTTCTATCCAATGGGATAAAGACAGCAACACCTACAACGGTGTTTTAATTGCAGATGAGTACGATGCAGATAAGGTCTTTCCTGCAATTACTGTATCCATTAACAACAAAGCTCTGACATCTAACGTAGCAACACTGACAACTACAGCAGCACACGGGCTATCTACAGGTATGCAGATCACTATTTCAGGAGTAGACGCTACTTTCAATGGCGAGTATCGCATCACTAGTGTTCCTACCACAACTACATTTACCTATGCAAAGACTGCATCTAACGTTACATCTACTGCGGTTAGTCCAGTAGGTACTGGCGTTGCTGAGATTATTCACTTCATTGACTACAACTCAGGTTCAGACTACCCAGTACACGCAATCTGCGACGATGGAGTCTATGCCTACTGGGTTACCAATGTGCTTAACACTGGAACTCCAAGACTAAGAGTCTACAAGAAGTTACTATCTGATGATAGTTCTGTATCGCCTACTCTGATGATTAGCGATAACGGAATTACTGTAACTAACGCTGTTATGGAATACACCAAAGAGCGTATTGTTATGTGCGTCAATGATAAGGTCTATGAGTTTGCAACTAGCGCAACTACGTTGCCTACTGCTGTATACCAGCACAGAGATCCTGACCACGTATTTACTAGCATTACATCTAGCGGTGTGGCTATCTATATATCAGGCTACTCAGGTATCCAGTCAAACATCTACAAGTTCACACTACTAGAGTCAACAGGTGCTATGCCTACACTGACTCAGGCAATTACTGCAGCTGAACTACCAGTAGGTGAGATTACATTTAAGATCTCGTACTACCTAGGCTATATGGCAATAGGTACAAACCAAGGCGTACGTATTGCAGCCTTGTCAGACACAGATGGCTCTATCAACTATGGCCCATTGTTATTTGAGTCTACTCAGCCAGTCTATGACTTTGCATTCCGTGACAAGTTTATCTGGGCAGCAACAGGTGTAGAAGGACAGGTTGGCGTTACACGCATCAACCTAGGTCAAGAGATTAGTACTTTAATCTTTGCTTACGCTTGGGACTTGTATGACCCAAATGATGCACTAGATCATTACACAACAGCTTGTGCATTTATGGGAGATACCAACCGCCTTGCATTCTGCAACGCTGGTAACGGCGTAGATGGCACTATCTACATAGAGTCTGCAACAGAGTTAATCCCTAGCGGTTCTCTGCGTACAGGTTATATCCGTTACAACACACTTGAGGCTAAGATCTTTAAGCTGATTCAGCCACGCATTGACACCACAAATGGTGCCTTCAGTATGGAATCAATTACAGCAGAAGGCGTAGCCTTTAACATCGGTACATTCTCTCAAGGAGATACAGTGCCAGAGGTAAACATTAACTATCCAACTTCTGCTCAGCAGTATCTTGGCTTTAGATTTACTATGTCTCGTTCAGATGCAAACTCATCACTAGGACCACTGTTTACTGGATACCAGGTTAAGGCTCTACCTGCTATTCCACGTCAGCGACTTATCCAATACCCAGTGATGTGCTACGACCACGAAATGGATAAGTTTAACAATGAGGTTGGCTACGAAGGCTCTGCTTGGGCGCGTATGTCACAACTTGAATCAGTAGAAAATGTTGGCGACACCATCAAGATTGAAGACTTCCGTACAGGTGAGTCATATATCGGACTTATCGAAGAGATGGATTTCATCAACCGCACACCAACCGATAAGCGATTCTCCGGCTTTGGAGGATTGCTCCTAGTAACCATCCGGAGCGTTTAATGACAGCGCAAGACTACGCAACAGTAGCCGTTGCAGTATGCACAATTATTGGTGGCTTTGCTACAGCAGTTCGCTGGTTAGTAAAGCACTACCTCAACGAGCTTAAGCCCAATTCAGGATCAAGCCTCAAAGACTCAGTCATCAGACTTGAGGAAAAGGTTGAGATTTTATATCAGATTATTGTCCAAGAGGGAAAGAGATGAACGATGAAACCTGTTGCAAAGAAAGCCACTCCTGCCGCTATTGCTGTACTGCGCCAGGCCACAGCGATATGTCCTTCTCGTATGAAAGCATCCGATGGACTCCTGCCATCACCAGCGCATATCCATCAGAATCCCAACAGTGACCACAACACAGGTTACGCAGTAGATTTAACACACGATAAACTAGGTGGCATTGACTGCGCTGATTTGTTTATCAAGTTACAAGATGACCCACGTGTCAAGTACTTAATCTTTAAGGGACACATCTGGTCTAAGCAAAAGGGTACAGACAATTACACAGGTCCTAACCCGCACAACAAGCATCTTCACATCTCAATTAAAGACGAGTGTGGAGATGACACTTCCCCTTGGTTCCCTTGGCTGGGCAAACCAAAGGCTGTCAATAAAGTAAAGGCTAAGTTAAAGCCTCTACCTAAGAAGAAGGAGAACCAATGAACGCAAAGACACAAGCAGTACTCGCAACATATCTTCGTGCAGGAATCGCAGCGGTAATCGCTCTTTACCTAGCAGGAGAAACAGATCCAAAGAAGCTAGCAATGGCAGCAGTAGCTGCAGTTGCAGGTCCAGTCCTTAAGTGGCTAGACCCAAAGGCTACAGAGTTTGGTCGCGGTTCTAAGTAACCGATAGCGCGAGGCAACACAGGAGGTCGGTCCCTACGGGGACCGGCCTTCTTTTTTTATGCCGTTTTATTCTTTGTCTACAGGGCAGGGAACTGTAACGATATTGCCACAGTTAACGCAGGTAGCATCAAGGAAATACCAGACTAACTCGAAGTCATCAAAGCTGCACATAACGTTGAATACCTGAGAGCCACACGGACACACGTGGATAGGGCCAAAGGCCCTTAAATCGCTGCCAAAAGGCTCAGGAAGGCTATCGTGGCTACGTCGTAAGGATTGCAGGGTGAGTAGACGGAGCAGGCGGTAGGCTGTACTGTTGCTACCGCGACCCTCAAAGGGTCGCCGTTCCTGTTTAATTCGCCTCACGGCTCATATTGTAGTCTGACAGCTAAGTGTCGCAGGTGCGACACGCCGTATTGATGATAGGATGCAGCTATGACAACTATCGCAGGTATCCAAGGTATTGATTACGCTGTGCTAGTTGCAGACTCTCAGATCACAGAAGATAATCTCGTCACTCTAGCTACGAGTACGCCTAAGATTGTCGAGGTAGGTAAGTTCCTCGTGGGTATCTCAGGTGATACCAGACCAGGTGACATCCTTTCGTATAACTGGAAAC